CAAATATTGAGCTCAGGGATTAGCTGAGGGATCAACTCAAACACCATTTCGAATGTTTGATAGATCGTTTTTAACAAAACTAAGACTACTTTTCATTATAATATCTAGATGAAGATCCATGTTGGTTCCTAAAGAACCTGCATAGATTTCCGTCAAGCCGTTATAACGTCTTTTACCCATCTTTCATATTTTTCCGACAGCAAGGAGTTCAAGAACTTTCGTTCTTGAGCCTTTTGCTATTGAATCAATATCTAAGGTGACTAAATTACGTGTGATATCTTTTAATGCTATTAAGTTCATATCAAATTGTTTACACAATTCGAAACGAGCATTAATATTATTAAAAATACCACTAAAAGTAGGTACATAACTAAGCTGGTTCATTTCTTTAATACCGAAAAGTAATAAATTACTTTTTAATTTAGGTACTAAGGTCATAACCTTCTTATTATGTGCACTTACCATCCCTTCTAGCCCGAAACGAACAATTGAATCATAAACAGATTCAACTGCTGCTTCGTTAGGAATATTAAAACTATCATTTTGTATGAAACATAATGAGGAACGTAGTTCATCATATGTCGCCATATTAAATGATCTTCTTAATATATAGAAGAAATCTTTAACTTCGCGTAACCATTTTCTATTGAACGGATAAAAAGAAGTCATTACTTTCTTTTTTGAATCTCATAAGTAAATATTACCGAGTTTTCGATAAAACAAACTTACAAAACCAATTAAATCCTGTCTAATAGGGAATCAACATTCTTTAATTCTCATATAATCAAAAATTATTGAGAAAACTATTATTGGGTTATGGATATTATCCACAATTCCTCTAATAGGTAAAGGTGTTAATTCGCACTTACCTTTGATCCAACGCTTAGCAAACTCATAAGTATCGCAAGATACATGTGTTTTTGCTAATGAAAGATCAACTCCATGTTTGGCCATCAACTTGATGTACCAGAAGGCAACTTTATCATTTTTAATAACGATATCGTCACCTAATAGTATATATTGGTTGAATGTCCCGACAGGGAACCCAGCTAGATGTGCACATCAATGCACAAATAGATGGTGAGTTAAGCTAAAAACAGCTCATGAACTATAAGCCCCCATAGGTTGCCCTACGGCGTATCTTACAGAACTGGATATTCCAGGTACCCCAAAGTCTTTTGGACCTTCAGGTACTCAGAAATCACGTTTCGTTAAAAGGTCTCTCCATGCATCCGCAAATTCACTATTATTATATATATATGATAATAGACGTCTTTGAAGAAACATGGGGAAACGGTCAGTGGCTGCGGATAAATCCATACTTCAAAACTTATGTTCATTATTAAGTCAAAGATTATAAGGGGCCTGTGTATATGTCCTATCCATTCTAATTTTACGGAGAAACTCCATAAAAGTATCATGTATAGGCATAAGAAGTTGTTGTGATACACCATCCAAGATGGCGATTACTCGAACTTTACACTCGGCATCCTTTATAACACTGAGTTTACCAGTAAATCTTTTCTGTTTCGGAAAAGGTAAATTGTTAAACGCATACTTATATAATGCACAAACTCAATTAAAACCGTCAACTGTAGTTATTCTACTAAAGTAATGTAATTGATCATATGAAAAATTACACATATTAGGAAGGATACTATTAGTTGAGGGCCCAGATGGACCTGCCTTGGTACTAAGTTTAATATCCTTAGGATCAAAGGTAGGCACATGAGCCTTAAACTGATAAAAATTAATAAAATCTTTTATAAAAGCATTAGGTATAGTATACCGAACACCTTTATAAGGACTATTAATTGTTGTCAGATCGATTTTAATTGGTTCACCTTGTTTACTAGGATATATAAAGCCTCTGGTAATCATTAACAATGTTAGACATAGTCTAATATCAATAGTGTCACCGGAGTCAAAATATTTCTTCATAAACAAAATTTGTTTTGGAAATCCAGATTTATCAAGCCCTATTTTTAAATCATTAACAAAAAGAGGTTGACCACACATGTACCTTGTCACATGTAAACGTATTTGCTTAAAATACTTTACAGTATGCAGGAGTCCCTGTGTTTTCAACATTTTTGTTAGAAATTTAAAATATGTCTTTGTTTCATTAATAAGATCTTTCTTTTGAGAAAGTAAAGTGAATAATGTCGTAATAATTTTAAAAAGATTTTTACTCATTGTTTACTTATTATTAATTTAACACCAAAGTTACTGGCACCTTACTAATACTATATAATAATCAGTTGTTATCTACAACTCGAACGTTATAGACCCTTAGTAAAACCCTTTTATTAGTCGGATTCGTCACATTTGGCTACTCTTTACAAAATTCATATTTAATTATATGTGTAAATGCAGCAAGCTTAATGAGGCTCAGCATATGACGGACTTATAGAAGAATAGTATTCTAGTTTACTTTAAACTAATATAATTTCTTAGCAGTGATGTTTGTAGATTAACTTAATCCCTTTCAGGAGTTAACAAAGGTAACAAACCATTAGGCAATGATTTTTGAGGGGCAAATAGTATAGCGATGTACTATTTGGG